GTGTTGCAATCTCCAATTTTTCACCCTATTACCGTGAAAAATCCGTAAATTTGCGCTGTCAAACTCCCGAAAACCGGCGGAAGATATTCAAAATCTTACGCCATGACCGCCACAATAATTATTATCTTGCTTCTTTTGGGGTTAATCCTTATCCTGAACGTGAAAGGAAGAAAGCCCGAAGATATAGCGACAAAAGTCGATTCGCTAATACAAAAAGCTAATACCCTAACTTATAAAAGTGAAAGTTGCCGCGTTGTTGGTATCAATTACCGTGGCCCGAAAGCTAACAGCGCGTTAAGAGCGGCCGAAGATTACGAATTTGTTAACTTAGTAGCGGAGCCGGAGAACGAATATGATTCTTCAGCCGTGAAAGTGCTTTTGGACGATGTTCATATTGGTTATATACCTCGTGATATTTCTTTTGAAATAGCTAACTCGTTAAAATATCTCGATTACGCACAAATTACCGATAAAGGGAAAAACGACGGAGAATGGTTTGTAATGATTAACATCGTATTCCATGCACCTAAAGGATTAACCGACGATGAATTTACGTTCGTGTCAACACACGCCCCAGAACGATTAAAAGAGCTTATCGACCCTTCATATTGTCAAGAGTAGTAAGTTAAATATCTCCATAGCACCATGCGCCGGAGCCTACGGGTTTCGGCGTTGTTATGTTAATTTATTTTTCTTTTCGTCAATAACATTTATTAACGCTTTTTTTTTTTTTGTTCACATTATTCTGCCGAAATTTGCGGTGTCAAACATCACCAGTCACCCAACTGGAGTAGCCGTTTAATCGGCTCGAAATCTTTCGGGCGTTTTTTATGCCCGATTACATACGATACAGGCGACCGCCTACCTCCGCACTAATTAACACGACTATTCCGTCGGTTTCTCGGTGATGTTTGACGACATGGAGAGGTGGTCGCCTTTTTCATGTCCTAACGAAAACGTCAAACATCAAATTACAAACATCACCGAGAAATGAAAACAGTTACAGCGTTACCAGCTCCGGCTTTGTCATACAAGCCAAGAGTGAAAAAACTCCTTATTAAAGGAATTATTTACCTTACATCTGAAAAATTGTTTACCTTTGCAAGCGTAATCGCCGTTCTCTGGGAATGGTGGGGCGTATGCACCGACGACACTCACACAATCGCCTACGGTGCTATGGTATGGCTTGCAGCCTTCACCCCGTGGGCATGGCGACAGACAGCCCGCGACCTCCGTCAAGACCGCCTCGGCCTGAAGCAATGGTAAACCAACAATCACAACAAAAAATTACCGATATGGAAAATAATATCAACCTCACCCCCGACGCTGTAAAAGCAATCCAAGCACTCCAACACCCCTGCGGAACTTACCAGTTCTACCGCGCCCACCTCGACCGCCTGTTTAACTACATACTCAACTACTCCGACGAAATCGGCATGAGCGACAACGAGGCAATGCACACACTCCGCGCCCTGAACGCCCTCCGCGCCGATATTGCCGACATCGCCGGCCCTCCGGCGCCGCTCAACGAATACGTCGACCCCTTCGACGGCATCACCCTAACCGCCGTACCTGAACGGCTCGACTGCGACGCTAACGAAATCCCAACGTTTGAGGAGGTAACGACAGCCTTCAAAGAAGCGTGGGAATCCCTCAACACGGCACGTTACGCAATATTCCGTTTACTCCACTTTTCAGAGGTGGCCGAAAACGTCGAAGAACTCCGCAACCTTCCCGAACACATCGAAAGAGCGATGGTGAAAATCGGAGAGATTCGGAAACTGGAAGCCGACGGTGGCACTCAAACAGCAGATACAGACGAATAAGATACAGCCCCAAGGTAAAAGATTGATTTAGGTTTACCACATAAGCAAACACTATCCAACCACCAAGAAAGGAACGTCCGTTGTGAAACGGGCGTTTTTTGTTGCTTCCGGGCATGTCCTTCGTTACGCGCGATATATATAAGACCTTTGCAGCAAAATAATACGAATCACGATGAAACACTTAAAACAAGAGTTCGACAAATTGACCTTCAAGGAGGTTATAATCTACATTTTGGCAATCGTGGTAATGATTGCCGGCCTCTCCCTTCTGTTTATCGGTTTATTCATACCGCCGGAGGGTGAAATCCATAGTTCAGTATTAACCGCGTTCGGAACGGTATGTATTTTCGTCGCCTCCCTTCTGGGTATCTCTATCCACTACGCTAACGAACTCGACAAGTTCAAGGCCAATGTTCAGGAACGCCTCGACGAAATCACGCAACCCCAATAAGTCACATATATGAAACATGGAAATAAAATTTTTTGTCAGCCTTTTGGCGTTCTCGCCCTTGTTGTTCTTATTCTTACCGCTTATTCTTTCACAAGTTGCAAAAGTAATAGAAAGGCAGTCGAAGAAACCAGAACCGAATTTCATTACTCTGGGCAAGATAGTACCCGGTTCGATTCGGTACTCATCGGAGGAAACGAGCGAAACAGCGAGAGCGACACAACAAGCGTTTCAACGGGTGCAAGTGGAACTGTCGAGATTAAACGCGATTCAGCCGGACGAGCTATTAAAATTATTTGGACGCGTTCGGCGCTTGTTTCGACCCTCTCGAAAAGAGATACGGAGAAGGAACGCTGGTTTTACGGCCTCAATGCAACGCGACACTCCGAGAGCTCCGGCGCGGTGGATTCCGTCAACGAGAAAACGGAAGAAACTACGGAGGAAATTAACACCGCAATATCTTTAGAGAATATCATCGGCCCCGGATTGCTGGGCCTGGTTCTCCTTTATCTGATATATGTATTTTTCGCCGACATAGTATGGCCGTGGATAAAACAGAAGCGCAGCTGATAGACCTTTACGACGCTATCGAGCAGATGAAGCGGATAAGCCTCGCCGGTGGTACGTTCTCGCTCACCTTCCGCAAGTGGAACAGGCAGACGCGCAACGGCGGCGACGTGGTTAAAATCAACGCGGCACGAATCCGCCCAAAGACAAAAGACGACAAAATTTCAGACGCAAGTTATAAACTATTTTTCACCGATACGGAAACAGGCCTCGCCCGTAATTGCTGGCAGGTTTTAATTACCGAGTTCAACGGTCGCCGAACGGTGTTAAACTAACACTTTAAGCAAGATGATACGCAGAAGCGGAAATTTCGGTTTCGTAGATAATGGAGCCGGTGAAATATACACCTTCAGCATGAACGCCAAGGGTCGCGGATTCACACCCTCGACCTTCATGTTACGCGGCGGCTCTATCGCCTCGTTTGGTTATAAATATATGAACGTGAACGGTACGCCGATAATACCGTTTGGACGCGACAACGACCTCCCTAACCGTGTGTGTATGTTGCTCGAAAAGTTCTACGCCGGTGAAGGTATCATGGGCAAGAAGGCCGGCCTCCAGTGGGGCGAAGGTCCGAGGCTCTACCGCGACGCTGTGGACGGGAACAATATCTTTTACCGGGCGTGGACTGTTGACGACCAGATTACCGCCGACCTGAAGGCTACCGACTACCTCACACAAATGCACCGTTGTTTGATAGACCTCTGTCATTTGGAGGGGTTCTGGGTAAAATTCACACGTTCACGCGGGGCGCGTATCGGCTCCGGGCGTATTGCGAGGGTCGAACACGTTCCGGCTGGAAAGGTGCGTTTCGTATGGCCCGGAGAAAACAAGCTGCCTACACAAGCGATGGTGGCAGATTGGCCGCTGGCTGACCCTCGTACCTCACACGTTTACCCTCTGTTTGACCCCTCCGACCCTCTGAAATATCCCGTTTCGCTGGCATATTACAACATTTACAGTTACAACCACGACCATTACAGCGTACCGCGCTTTATCGGTGCGTTCGATTGGCTGGAATTGGCCGGAACACTCGCGCCACTCCTCGCAGCTTACAACGAGAACGCCTCGGCTATCTCGAAACATATCGAATCGCCCCAGTCATATTGGGACCGCGCCGAGGAACAGATAAAAATGGCCTGTCAGCAAAGGGGCATACCCTATAAAAAGGAAATGTTAGAGGAGTTCAAGGACGCAGCGATGGAGAAATTTGCCGCCTCGATGTCCGGAAAGGAGAACGCGGGCAAGTTCCTGCATACCTCGCAGTTCTGGAACGAGGAGGCTAACAATTTCGAGGGGTGGAAGATTACCGCTATCGACAACAAGGTTAAAGAGTACATCGAAGCAATGGTGGCAATATGCAAAAAGTCAGAGGCCGCCGCGACCTCCGGTTTTGGCCTCGACCCCTCACTCTCTAACTTGATACTTGATACAAAACTCGGTTCAGGCTCCGAAAAACTCTACGCACTGAAGGTGTATAACGCCACAGAAACCGCAGTTCCTGATATGGTGCTATGTAAGCCGTTTCAACAGTTCATCGACACCAACCACCCCGGCACAGATATACGAATCGGCCTATATCGTACCGTTGTCGAGGCCGAAAAGAATGTCAACCCCGAAAACAGAGTGAAAGCAAATGCGTGATTTATTCGCCACCCCGGAGAAACAGCCGGAGAACAAAGGCAAAGGCAAGGACGAGGCCAAGGAACGCGCCGAGGATAGGAACACCGGGAAAGAAACGAGGGTGTTCCGCTCGATGTCGCGCAACTTTGAACGTCGCGTAAAATCCGAGCTTTTTCTCGAAAATGTCCTACCGTGGCACTTTTCACCGGGCGAGGCGTATCACTGTTTTTCGTTCGGCGATGTTGACGCGCTGACCTATCTCCGGGCTATACTGAAACAGCAACCGCTGGAGTACGTTTGTTTGTCCACCTTCTCTATGGCGTTGACCGACGCGGAAACGCTTTTGAAATGGCAGCGCAGCGGATTGATTGGACGGCTCGACCTCTATCTCGGTGAAATATTCGATTCCAAGTTTGCCGAGGTTTACAACACTTTGCGCGAGGCCGTCGCGCTCATGGGCGGCCGCGTTGCCGTGTTCCGGAATCACTCTAAAGTTATGGCCGGTTTCGGTGAACGCTTTGATTTTGCGGTCGAAGGTTCGGCAAACCTTAACAGTAATCCGCGTTGTGAGCAGACGGTTATAACAGTCGATGAAGGCGTGGCAAGGTTCTACAAAGAAGAAATTTTCGACAAAATCCATTCGTTTAACAATGATTTTGCCGATTGGAAACCCTATAAACTGAAACGCGATGAATAAAAGAACGACGCATTACATTAAACGCGTTTGGCTTAATGCAGAAAATTCACCTTCTACTGGTTCAATAGTAGTTTTTGATGGTGAGCTACTCGACCATGATAATAGTGTTTATCGTTCAACCTTTTTTCGGCTGTCGGACTGTCATGTTTCCGCTAATATCCATAAAGCCTCGTACGACACAGATAAAGAATTTATCGAAAAAATGGAGATTGTTCGCAATACTCTCAATGATTTTATTGAGCATCTAAAAAAAACAATATAAAAATGAAACTATTTGACCGCGACGGAAACGGAAGCGAGGAAATTACCGCAGCCGTCGGCATAATCTCTAACGGTATCACTTTCGATAAGTGGCGGCCCCTGATTCCGTTCGGAATCCGCGATGTCGTCGCAATCGTAGGCCGTGAACCGGTCGAGGCTCTGGCCGACTATTACGAAAACGGAGAAAGCGACGACGCGGCTATGGCTGACGCTCTGGCTTATCTGCAACAGGCGGTGGCCTTCTTTACATGGTTGAAGATAATCCCAACCCTCGACGCACAGCACGGAGATACGGGAAGGGCGAAAAGCCTCGGAGAAAACGAAAAAGGGTTAACGGCCCTTCAGGAGTTCAAGGACGAGGAAAATATTTTACGTCTGGCCTACGAGGCTACCGACGCACTTGTCGAAGCCTTAGACCGCGAGGCGTTCCCGTTCTGGATTGAATCGCCCAAGTACCGCCAGCGCGAAGGGTTGTTAATACGCAGTAAGGAGGAGTTCGATAATTACTACATTATCGGTTCTCATCGCCTTTTCGTTACCCTCGTTCCTATTATCCGCGAGGTTCAGGGCGCAACCGTCGCCCCGGTACTCGGCAAGTATCTCGCTCCGATTCTTTCGGGTGAGGATTCCGATACCTTCACGCTGATGAAGGCAACAGCAGCCCGCGCAGTGGCTTTGCTAACCATGCAGAAGGCGGTGGAACGCCTTCCGGTCGAGGTTATTCCGGAGGGTATCGTACAGGTTCAGCAGTCGCAGCCGGTGAAATCAAGGTTACGCGCCGAGCAATCGGCCCGCGCCTCGGTTGCCGCCTCTCTGGGTGCTGACGCTACCCGCGCCCTCGAATACCTTCAGCAGCTCGTGGCGCAGCTCGACGCAGACGGCGAGGAGGTAGATACATCAATTACCGGGCCTATTGTCCACAGTAAAGGAATGTCGTTTTAATGGAAACAATCACCACACGAGGCCGCTCCGTCAAAATTCCGACCCATGTCAGCGAATTGACCCCAGCGCAATACGAATATTACGTTTTTCTCGCCTATGCTCTGGGCGCGGGTGTGATTGACGGCGATTATTTCCGTGTTCGCTGGCTCTCCTTCCTGATTGGCCTCGGCAAAGCTGATTACACGTTGTTGAAAGCGCAACACGTCGAGGAACTGAAAGCACAGGCTGGAGCGATTGAAGGTTTTTTCGTGACAGAAGGAAACCGCGTTCATCTCGATTTCAATACGCCCGTTAACCTCCTGCCCTCATACGGAGGCTATCAAGGCCCCGGCGATTGGCTGGAGGGTGTGACATACGGCGAGTTTGTGGAGTGCCTTACCATAGCCGAGAACCTTCACCAAATGGACGAGCAAGAGGTGGCTGAAGGTTACGCCCATATTGCCCGGCGGCTCTACCATATTCCCGACGGAGAGAAAGTGCCCGACCTTCTGGCGTTCCATGCCCCGACGCTCCTCGCCTCCGTCTGGAAGGCAATCCTCGCTGGCCCCGTGGAAATCAACGGAAAGAAAATTGATTTACGGATTATATTCCGCAGTTCCGGCGGAGGAAAGAAGCCGGACGACAAGACCGGATGGACCGGTATAACCTTCGAGGTCGCTACCGCCGGACTATTCGGGAACGTGGCGGAGGTGGAGCGCACCGATATGTGGGCCGTCCTCATTTACCTGTATAAATGCAAGTTTGAATATCTCAACGAGAAACGTAACATCCCAAATAAATAAATCATCATGCAACTTTCAACCGCAATCAAGAAAAAAATTAAGGCGTGGGAAGGCTGTCGGCTTACAGCCTACCGTTGCCCTGCCGGAGTTCTCACAATCGGCTACGGCCACACCGGGAAAGATGTCACCCCCGGCAAGAAAATCACACAAGCGGAGGCTGACGCGCTTTTCGATACCGATATTACCAAGTTCGCCGCCACAGTAGCGCCGACCTTTGCCGGGGTTCAGCTCAACGGCGACCAGTTCGACGCGCTTGTTTCCCTATCCTACAATATCGGGTCGCTCACCGTCAAAGCCCCGACGCTTGTCCGCAAGGTTAAGGCCGACCCCAACGACCCCACTATCCGCGCCGAGTTCATGAAACACGTTAACGCAAGGGTTAACGGTGTACTGAAGCCCCTCCCCGGACTGATGAAACGCCGAGCAGCCGAAGCCGACCACTATTTCGGGAAGATATGATAAATCTCTTACAGTACCGCGAATATTGGGAAGGAGTAGGCCGCCGCGTCGATTCTATAACCGAGGTTCTGCCCGTCACCATAGACGAGCAGATGGGTAAGAAAATTCAGTCGTTACCGGCGAACTCTGTAAATCTTTTCGTTTTTCCTCCTTTGGCTGAATCCAACGCGAAGAATGTCGATAATTTCAAGGAGGTGAATAAATGCGTGGTTTTCGTTATGGCGAAATACGACCCTCAACGCCGCAGCTCCTTCGATGTGCTGGAGCAGACACAGCCGATTATCGACGAGGTAAAAAGTATATTGCTCAACGACCAGAGAGCAGGATGCCCGGTTATGCGTGTCGAGGTTGACAGTATCGACACCGCTCCGGAAACGGAACTTTACGGACGCTTTGCCGGTTGGTCGATAGCCTTCAACGTAACATCTTACTGATATGGACGACCCCGACCAGATAGCAAAGTATTTCACCGAATACGTTAACCGAGGATTCCGCCGGATATTCGAGGAGCAGCGACGTATAGCCGCCGCCAAGATATATGGAAAACAAGCCTACCGCACCGACGGAACACCCCGGAGCCGTTCGGGGAGGCTGCAACAGGCGTTAGCCTCGCCGACCTTCTCGATAACCGGCTCCGGCTCCGGCATATCGGCAAAAGCGCAGTACCCGACATATCTCCGATTCCTCGACATGAAGCGGCTCGGTAATTACCGAATCTATAACCGCCCGGTCTGGGGGATTCTCTACAAAGAAACATTCAACGACATACGGTTTGAGTTCTCGGCGTGGTTACGCAAGAATTTGGCCGATTCTATCCGCGAGAGTTATCAACAGTCATAACAAGTTATCAACAATGAAGAAAGTAAAAATTATTGTGGGCGCAATCCTTCGGGGTGCGCTCCTCGTTGCCCCCGGTGTCGCTTTCGGCTGGTGGGCATGGTACAAAGCAATGGCGTTAATCGCTATCCTCGCAGCCGTCGGTGTCGAAACCCTGTTCCTGTTCGTGTTCTCGTTCATCACCGTGGCCGTCCAGGCCCGCCGCGACCTCCGACGTAAGAAGGCGGAGGAAGCAGAGGCGGACGAGGGAAACGACACCGCAGCACAGTAAACCAATTTTCACTAACTTAAATTTTTGCATTATGTCAGTATGTAAAGACAGTAAGGGGCAGGATAAACTCCTGCACATTTTTGTGGTGTTCTGTATCGCCGCACTCATCGGCGCACTCATCGCCCACATTCCGCCACATAAGGAGTGGGTGGCCGCTCTTGTCGCTTTTACCGTAGCCCTCGCCGTCGGTATCTGGAAAGAGTTCCGCGACCGTCGCCAGAAGGGAAACCACTTTTGTGTCTGGGACATCGTGGCCGACATCATCGGCGCGGTTCTCGGTAGTGGTGTCGCATGGCTTGCGGCTCATTTCATCACGCGCACCCTCTAAAGGGTGAACCCTTCCAACTCGTTGCGCACCTCGCCCGAAATCGTGGCGGGGTGTTTTATGTTTTATAACATATACTTTTTTATTTGAATATGTCGCCTAAATCAAATAATTTGCTTAACTTTGTGGAAACGAAAATAATATACAGTTATGGGCGGTATAGGCAGCGGCGGAGCACGAGAAGGCGCAGGGCGTAAAACAGTGGACGGAGAGCCGAGGACTAAAATCTCGGTCACTTTGCCCACATGGTTGTTAAACCTCATACGCGACGAAGCAGACCGCCGGAAGGTTTCGACCTCTCAACTTATTACCGAATTTTTAACGAAAGGGCTTGAACGATGAAACGGATACTGAAATATATATTACTTGCTATCGTGGTAGTCGCATGGTATGGAGTATTCTATCGTATCGACCCCACAACTCCAATACAGGCGTTTTTTGCGGCACTGTTTTTAAGTGCTGTAAGTGTAATGATATATTTGGCTATTGCTGAAATAGTCAGACGCTATAAATCCGGTGAGCAGATATGGACGTGGCAAGAAGAAAAGCCGCGAAAACTACCGTTATGGTATAGGATATTATCGAAGATTTTCCGTTAATTAGGTGTCCTTCATAGACTAACCCGAAGGGGGTAATTTTGCCGCAAACAAGATTACCCCCTTTGTCATGGCGAAATTAAATAACGATAAAATCGCGGTCGAACTCGACCTTAAAGCGCAGAAGGCACAAGAGGAAATTCACCGACTTACCAAGGCGACCGACGCGCTACGGAAGCAGAACGCGGAACACCGTAAGGAGATTTCACGCCTTGCCGCTACCGAAGGCGACCACTCGGCGGAAATAAAACGCCTGAACGAAACGATTCAGGCTAACACGCGCGAGATTGAGGCCAACAAGCGGGCTATGGAAACCGAGCGTCAAAAAATCGACATTTCCAGAATGTCGGCGGCGCAGCTCGGTAAGGAACTGAAGAACCTTAAACGCGAACTTAACAACACATCAAAAGCCACCAACCCGAAAAGATACAGAGAGTTGGAGGACCAGATACGGCGCACCGAGAAGGCTCTCGCAGAGGCGCAGCGTTCGACACGCGGTTTTCTGGCCTCGCTCTTGTCGCTCGATAAGATAGCCACCTCGATAAAGGGCTTTTTCATGGGCCTGGGTATGGTGATAATGACGCAAGTTATCGGGGCGTTCAAGCAACTGACAAACATTATTCAGGATTTTGAACGGGCTAACTCAAAACTTGCCTCCGTACTAGGTACGACTATCGACGGAGTTTCACGCCTGACCGACCAAGCGAAATATTTAGGGCGCACCACAACCGCCACCGCTTCCGAGGTTACCGGCCTTCAGACCGAACTCGCAAAACTCGGATTCACGCAGGACGTTATAGAGAAACTGACCCCCTCGGTTCTGAAATTCGCGAAGGCAGTCGATACCGACCTATCGAGCGCGGCAGCGTTCGCCGGTGCCGCCATGCGTATGTTTAACAAGGACGCAGACCAAGCCGAAGCGGTGATGGCCTCTTTTGCCGTTGCCACAACTAAAAGCGCACTTGATTTTCACAAGCTGGAGGCTTCGCTGTCAACTGTCGGCCCGGTTGCCAATGCGTTCGGGTTCTCCCTCGAAGAAACGACCGCACTCCTCGGCCAACTCTCAAACGCCGGATTCGACGCAAGCAGTGCAGCCACTGCAACCCGTAATATCCTCCTGAATCTGGCAGACGCTAACGGCGACCTCGCGAAAGCCCTCGGTGGCCCGGTGACTAACCTCGACGAACTGGTTAACGGGCTGAACAAACTTAACGCGGAAGGTGTGGACCTCGCGAAAGCCCTCGAACTGACCGACAAGCGAAGCGTGGCCGCGTTCTCGACTTTCCTTAACGGTTCTGATTCAATTCTCGCGCTCCGTGATTCGATAACCGATTGTACCGGTGATTTCCAACAAATGGCCGCGACAATGGCCGACAACGCAGCCGGTTCGTTCGCCGGATTCCAGTCAGCAGTGGAGGGCTTAATTTTGAAATTCTTTGATTTCCGCGAAGCCCTGAAAACTCTCTACGAGTGGGGTACGGCCGTAGTTAACTGGTTAGGTACGTTTATCGATGCACTGACACCCGTCGGAACGGCGTTCGGTTTTGTCGTTAAAGCCGTTGGAGGATTGATTTCCGTACTCGGTTCGGCGATTGGTTGGTTTACAAATCTATTCACACAAACAAAATTAGGAATCGCGGTTATTAACGCGCTGGTAGCCGCTTTCGTGGTGTATAAACTTTCGGTAATCGCCACCTCCGCAGCCGTAAAAAGGTTTATCACCGATATTGTAGCGAAAAAGGTAGCGATGATTTCCGAAATATCCGTTACCAAACTCGCAACCGCAGCCACCCACGCCTTCAACACCGCGTTAAAGTCGAATCCTATCGGTTTGGTTTTGGCTGGTATCGCGTTACTTGTTACGGGTATCATGTCGTTTATAGACGCTTCAAAGAAGGCTACGACCGAAACCTCCTATCTTACCGAGGCTACAAATAAGTATCGGGAGGCCGTGACAAAGGCCAACGCGCAAGCGCAAATGGAACGCGACCGCCTTATGGAGTTGCGGCGTGTCGCTATGGACGAACTCGAAACGAAGGAACACCGTATAAAGGCAATAAATGAACTGAATCGAATAATTCCGGGCTACAAGGCTCAACTTGATTCTGAAACTGGGGCTTATCGGGAGAATAAAAAAGCCCTCGACGATTATATTTTGTCGCTTGAAAAGAAATTAAGAATCGAAGCCGCAAAAGGCCAATATCAAGAGTTATTAAAAGCCGACGCAGACGCACAGCAGGAAGCCTACGAAAAGTGGAAACAGCAGCGTATGCGATTAGCGATTTTGCAAGCCGGCAAGGCTAAACGCGACCAAGATTTAATGAGGGCGAACGACCCTTACGGCATATTAAGGAGCGAAAATGCCGAAATGCTGAAACTGCAACAAGAATTATCCGGCTCGTTTACTGACTGGTATAAACAGCAACGCACCGAACAAACCCGCGCTCTTGAAGAATTTCAGGAATATCTTCACGAAATTAGCCTTACTTTCGACGACCTCGCCGACCCTGAACCGGAGGTGGACCCGTTCAAACCCCTGAACGATTCAGCAAAGGAGGCCGTTCACAGAATTAAAGAAATTAACGCAGAGTTAAAACGCCTCCGAAAAATTGACCCGGAGAGTGATGAAGAACTCGACCGTATTCAGAAACGTATCAAACTCCTTCAGGAAGAAAAAAAGGAACTCCTCGAAAAAAATAAGATAAAGAGAGAGCCGGGTACTTACGGCGCGGATTCTCTCGACGAGGTTACAAATCCTATTTCCGACGCTCATCAACGCCGACTACTGGAAATAAATAAACAAAATCTTACTCAATCGGAGCAGACGATCGCGAAGAGCCGGGAGTTAATTCGGTATGGCCGCGAACTTTCGGCTGCCCTCGAAACGCTCCGAGAAAAAACAGACAGCACCCACACGAAAACCCTCGACGCAATCAACGCCGCCCAGACCCAAATCGAACAACAGACGGCGGCAGCTCAAAAGGAAATCGACAAGGCTATCATAAAGCAAAATGATGAATATTATAAAAATCGACTGACCGCAGTAAAACGATTCTACTCGGAACAGGAGTTTATAATAAAAGAATCTCAGGCAAAAGGCGAAATCTCACAAGAGGCCGCAAGTTTATACAGCCTTAATTTGCAGCGTCAGAGCCACGCCGACCAACTCGCCGAAATGCAACGGTATTACGACGAGTTGGAGGACGATTATAGCATGGCCGCGGAAACGTGGCAGCGTACCCGTGAACAGTTGGAGACAAAGATGCGCGAAATGAATAGCAATTTACTCACTGATACGGGTAAACTTGTCGAGCAAATCCGCCAACTCTCTACCGATACCACCAGCGCAGAAGGGATAAAAAACGCCTTCGACCTTCAGCGTCAAGGTATCGAACAGACATACGCCGCAGCGGTGAAAGTTGTCGGAGAAGGTACAGAGCAAGCGGTAGCACTCGAAACGGAGAAACAACGCCGTATCGCCGCCCTTAATTACCAGTATCAAGAGCAGATGTGGCAGCTTCAGGAACTTGTCGGGCTATCATGGGCCGACGAGTACGAACGCGAACTCGCCCAACTCGAAAATTACCACCGTCAGGGCCTTATCTCAACTAAGGACTACGAAAAGAAAAAATTACAGTTAGGCGTTACCAACGCTAAAAAGTATTTCGATTATTACGCCAATCTTTCCGGCTCGATGTTCTCGGCCATACAAGATGCTGAAATCGCGCAGAGTGACGCGAAATATGATGTCTTGATACAACAGGCAAAGAATAACGGAGAGGACACTGCAGCCCTCGAAGAAGAAAAGGAAAACAAGAAACTCGAAATACAAAAGAAATACGCCGATGTTGATTTTGCGATTAAAATCTCCACGATTATAGGAAATACCGCCGTCGCCATAATGCAGGCTTTCGCGCAGCTCGGCCCGATTGGTGGAGCTATAGCCGCCGCCATGTTGACTGCTACCGGCGTGGCCCAAGTAGTGAGCGCAAAAGCCGAACGCGACAAAATCAAGAATATGCAGCCGAGCAATACCGCCGGCAGCTCCGGCACCGTTGCCGCTCCGGCCAAGGCTGAACGAGTGCTATCCGGCTACTCTGACGGCGGATATACAGGCGACGGTGACCGCTACGAGGTTGCGGGTGTCGTTCATCGCGGCGAGTACGTCGTGCCGAAGCCTATTATGGACAACCCTCGCGTAGTTGACGCGGTGGGTACAATCGAGGCGATACGCCGTAATAAAATCCTCGGTTCAGGTATGGCCGCCGCTCCTTCCGCCGGTTACGCCGACGGAGGTTATACCGTCCCGGCTCCCTCGTTGAGCATGGAGGAATTTACAAAGGCCGTTCAGGAGTTCCGGGCGGCAACAAAGGCAATCCGGGCATATATCGTTTACAAGGACATAGAGGACGCGAAGGAAACGATGGACCGCGCCCGCGCTCCGTTCACCAGAAACAAAAAGTAATTACCGCTATGATAAAAATACTTATCAAAGGGGAAGATCTCGACCTCCCCGAAGGTTTCAGCATGGCCGTTGAAGATACCAACCCGATATTTAACGACCAAGGCAGCCAATCAATACCGGCCACCGTTCCACCGACGAGGCGTAACAACCGACTGACCGGCCACGTTGTCCGAGTTGACAACGCCGAGAATCCGAACGAGCCGGAGCGGACTTGTATCATAGAGAACGGCGCGTACCAACGTCGCGGCACACTGAATTACACAAGCGCAAACAGCCGCGACGGTATAACCTTTAACGTCGGGTTCGACAACTCCACGGCCTACGAAAAATGGAAAAATAAGAAACTGACCGAACTTTCGACACTCCCCATGTGGCGACACTCATCGCTTGCCGTCCTGATGTCGGAACTTAACGAGATATATCACAACGCTGACCCGAAAACCAACCCTTTGGCGGTTTTCCCTATTGTTACCGCTATCGACAAAGAAGGATGGCTCGAAACATATTCTATTATCGACCCCGAAAAGGTCGAAATATTGAATATGTGGACGCGCACCGCAATGCAATACAAAGCGTTAAGAAGCGTCGATAAGGTGACAAGGACAATCAACGGAACAGTTACGGAGGTTTCAGCTCCGGAAAACTACGGGTTCACGCCATTTGTAAGGGTGTGGCGTGTTCTGGAGTTGATATTTTCCGATTTAGGTATGTCAATCGCTGCGAATCCGTTCAAGACTGATAACGACCTCGCCCGGCTTGTCGTGCTGAATAATTGCGCTGATTCCTGTTGTCAGAAAGATGTTAATTATATCGACCTCATGCCGGACGTGACGGTCGAGGCGTTCATGGCCGCCCTCTGGGCGCGTTTCGGCCTCGTCTATCATGTCGATTTCAGCACTTGCCGCGTAACTATGGCCTTTATCGGCGACATAATCAACAAACCGGCTCAAAAGGATTTAAGTAATATAATATCCGAGCCGCCCGTGGTGAACTACGACAAGGGGAAATATATCAAGTTATCCGCCTCCACCTCGATAGATTGCGCCGAGCCGGAAACGGAGAGATTCGAGGACTTTTTTAAGAATTTCGATTCCTCTCAAATCGGTGATTCAGTTGTCGAAAATGAAAATATAAGTTTTACTTTTAACCGAAAAACGGCGGTATGGTCGAGATATGATAAAGTAAACAGGAAATCGAAGGAAGGTTCTACCAGCTTTTTTAATTGGGACCCGAAAACGCCCGGAGTAGAGGCTGAAGAAATCACATCGGACGACGAATTTGTGCCGCTGGCTCATGTCCAGATACGAAAAACCGCTTACGGAACTTACGGCGATTTTGCCGACGACGTACCTTTTTATCTGAAGGGTATGCGTCACAACCACAGTTATATTAAAGGTTCTGACGGACCGGAGGGTGGAGATACGCCGCTGGCGTTTATGTTCGCTTTTACCGGAATTGAAACGAGCTACGACAGTACAGAAGGCCGGTTCGCGTCAGTGACAGGCGACACGTTCAAGGACGGAAAGCAGCACACAACCTCCCTACTGTTTCAGTATAAAGGCGGCCTGTTCGATAAGTATTGGCGGCAGTATGATGAAATTTTGAGGCATGGAGCGCGAACGATTGAAATTAAAGGCCGCCTAAAGCTGCAAGAGATTCAGCAGCTCGATATGTTACGCCCGGTAATGTTCAAGGGTGTGCGCTGCCTGATTGATACCGTTAACTATTCTTTGCCCGGTGGTAAAGAGATTGCCGTGGAAATCAAGTTACGGACAATTCAAACGCAAGGAACGTACAACATCGCCACTGAACAGAATATACCGAATTTTACTTTGTTAGATACCGACTATTACTGGAAATACGTTTCGGACACCCTTCAGACGGTTTATAACTCAACCGAGAGCAAAAACGCCGCAATCAAGGCGTGGAAAAATGCTAACCCGGACTATCAAGCACCAAATATTTACACATGGCCCGGCCTTGCCATGCCTGTAACTGTGCAGAAAACCGGCTTAACGTGGGAATCCGACCCGTACAACGCGGACGGTACTTGTAATATGGAGGGAGCGACCAGAACGCGCCAGTACCAGGCCCGCGCCACCTACGAAATATGGGAACTGTACGACGTTTCAGAAGGCGACCCGGACCATTACGAAACGGAGCCGGGCGAAATCCCGTTAGGACAAATCACTATTACAATCACCTATACCGTAACGCTCGTAAGTGCGCATCGTTAGTCCTTTGCCCTCCGTGGCAATTCAATGAAATTTGCAATCATGGAAGCCAATAACATAACAGCAGCCCCACAAGCGGCAGACGTTAACGCCCTCTACGAAGTGTGGCGTGAAACGAATGTGGGGAATAAGGAACAGTTTTACAAGTTCCTGACAACACCCAGTACCGAGCGCGACGAGTTTATTAACGCTCACCCCGTTGAAATCTCCTTCACCGGTTCTATACTCATGGTTACGGCCAAACCTTAAACCCGCTTACAATGGATTCAAATGTAAAAAAGGGTATCGCCTTTTCAAAAAATCCGATATTGCTACGCAGCAGCTTGACGGTTGACGACTACAATCCTATTACCGGGATTCCGTTCACCGTCTATGCCAGCGGCATGAACCAACGCTATGTGGGTCGTTATAACCAGCCCTTTAGCGTCAATATCTCCGAGATTGTGGACGCATACGCCTACACTATCGGCGAACCGATAATGTCGTACCACATAAACGGAGTTCGTGAGGTCGAGGACAACGGCACGATTTCCGAACGCAAAATTTACGTTGATATTACCGAGGATAATCTGGACGAATGGGAGTGCCTTATTATCGCCGGAGGCGTTTCGCGTCAGAATTACCGACGTTATGCCAGAATGAAAACCGACGCTTTCGAGGCCCGTTTTCTCAACAACGCCAATAACTTTTTTATGACAACCCGAACCGCAGGGTGGCGCATAGTGATGAAGGAAACGGAACTTTATCCGCTCTATTTCATAAGTCTGGAGAGATTTCTGTATATGACCGTTGTAGAACGAACGACGGGCAAAACTCTAATACAAGACGGGAATTTCGACAACGGTATTTTTGCGCTTGATATTGACGCGCTACGAAAACAGTTTTTCGATGAATACGGAGTTTTGTCGAATAGTTTCGACATATACAAGGGCGACCCCTCGCAATACTCTTGTAGCATAGTAATTGAGCGGAGCGACCCGGCACGGGAACGCTACCGCCTGAAATTCCGCAATTCTCTCGGTGTATTCGAGATTATCGAACTTGCCGGAGAACTTACCATTACACCCGATTACGCCGCAGCCGATGAAGCAAGATTCAGCAGATACGACGCTGAAACCGACGATTTCACCGCCGACCGCGAACGTATCACACGCCCCCAATCGCTAACAATCGAAACCGGAGTTATGCGGGCTGATACCGTCCGTTTCCTCATGGATATGATAGGCAGCGAGGAGGTTTATTTGCTCGACCTCTCGGAACTCCCGGTTAAAGTTATACCCTCTATCGAGGAACTCAAATACAAGCCGCGTCCGGAAACGCCCCAAAAATTCACCGTCAAGTTGCAAATGGCGGAAGATGAAACCAACATCATGCAAGACATCATCGACGGAACGGAAGGCCGCAAACCGCGAGTATTCTCGAAGCAGTTCAGCAAACAATTTAATTAACTCATTATCACAATGGCAGACACGACACAACAGTTTATTGATAACCTTATAACGGTTATCTGGAACGCCGAGGACCCCGAAAGCGTTACAAACGAGATGGTCGCCCGTGTGTTCGATTTTCTCAATAAGGGATATAAAGACCTTTTGACGAATAACTCGGCGGTAGCAACCGAGAAAGCCGAACGACAGGCAGCCGACGCGGCTCTGCAACGCACTATCGACACGCTTCAGCTCGCTCTCCAGACGGTGACGCGAAAAGCTTCAGACGCGCAGACGGCCGCAGCCACTAACCGAACGGCAATTAACAACCTTCTCGGCAAGAACGCATCGACGGCAATCGAGAATTTTAACGAAATTATCACCTTCCTAAATGGTGTGAATGATTCGGACACCCTTGTGGCGTTGCTCTCGGCTATTGACGAGCGTATCACCGAAAACGCCAAGAAAATACGCGAACAAGGCTATTCGATTAGTGACCTCCAATATAAAACCGAACTCCTCGAAGCCGGTTTCAAGGTTGAAGATAACGGCTACAATCTGAACGCGCTCACCGAAGCGGGATTCTATTTTCTGGAAGGCCCGACCGATGAAATTCTTATTGTTTACCGTTATGCCGGTCCGAACGCCGTAGGAAAACCGACAACGTACCACTTTGTTCAATATCTGTTTACCGCCGGAGGCTTGAAATTCCGCAACGGTAAAGCCGCAGACTTGACAGCGGCGGCAGATTGGGAGGATTGGCAGGGCGTAGGCCAAAAGGGCGCGGGTAATCTTATAAACGTGACGGAACTTGTTCCGCCCGAAAATGGATTCTACGACCTTCAGGCCGCTATCGAGGCGGTTCCGGCCACTCACCGCGCTCTCGGTCGCTGGATAACCTACCGCCTCGGCACAGGCGATTGGGAAACGAAGCAGTTCAAAGGCTCGACGCTAACCCAATGGGAAAAGGCGGAGAGCTGGGAGGACACCGGCGGGAAGGGTACAATTACCGGGATTAAACTCAATAACACCCCCGTAAACCCCGACGCTGAAGGTATCGTAAATATCACCGTTGACGAGGTGGAGGTGGACGAAACTCTAAACGAAACATCAACCAACCCGGTACAGAATAACGTAATTACGCAAGCAATCACCGACCTTCAGGGTAAAACAGTCGCCGACCTTGACGCTACGATGAACGACGAGGGTACGGAGATTCATCTCGCTATCATCAACGACAAGCGTCAAGAGATTGCCGGGTGTGATATTCCCGTAAGTACGGGTGGCGGCAGCGGTGAAACCGGGGCAACCGCTAAAATCATACTTTCCGCCTCGGTCGATAACGATACAATCCGCGAGGGTAGCCCCGTTAAACTCCTTTACCGATACGACCACCAGTATCTCGGCGGCGACCAAGGCGGAGAATCGACCGGCCAACGAGCCGACATCGAAATTACAGTCAAGAACGGCGCGGTTACGACTTTTACGACCACTCTCAACGACGTGGCCGCAGGTGATTATGAACTCGACATAACAAGCTACGTCCGAAGCGGAACAACCGATATCACGGTCAAAGCCTCGGTAATCGACCCGGAAACAGGAGCCAAGCGCACCCGTCAGGCTACCGCCCGCGTCAAGGCTATGACGCTGGCCCTTTCAAGTGCCTACTCGTTGGCGAACTCTATCGCCGGAGGCGGTTACGGCCCTGATGAAACCGTTACCATACCTTTCACCGTATCGGGTTCAGGCTCAAAGACCATAACGCTATATCTTGACGGACAGGAATACAAGTCTACCGTGGTAACCAAGTCAGGCAAGACAAACGGCAGCTTT